CCGGCTGGGGTCATTTGAGCCATAGGCATCAACGGTTAATGAGTTTAATTGAATATTAACGCCTTGTTCTTTTCTTGATGCAATGATCATTTTTGCTTGATTTAAAGCATCTGATTCTGTTTGCATTATGCCGCTTCTAACCCGGCTATGCTGAAAATAATCATCAATACTTACAGAATCGCTTGCGGTCTGACCACTCAACCCATTTGGCGTTACAGTTACCTTATTGATCATTTGATAATCTGATATATCAAACTCCACTGCCTGATAAGTAATATCACCTGATCCTGGAATATCACTGAATTTAGTTACCGTGCCACCTTCTGCAACTATAATGTCATTGCGGGAATAAAATTTGGCATACCCTCTTTGATCCATCCAAAAAGCCCCCAAGTCTGTGGCTTCTGTAACCTGGCAAGCAGATAACAATGATCTTGATGATCCATCATCCGCTTGTACAGTGGTGGTTGCGGTTGTTGAAATATCACGCATACCACCTGGCCATTCTCCAGTATCAAGCAAACTTGTAATTCTTTGTGCCGTAGTTTGTCCGGCTGTGCCGCCGCTTACAGATGTGATGGTTGTTAGATTTAATAATTGGAATCCATCTACGCAAGATAATGTTACATAGGCTGGATCAAATCCAGTAGGGCTTTGATAATTCCATTCCTGTACATACATAGAACCTAAATTATAGGTTGTGCCTAAATATGCGGCTGTAAAGCGAATCTTACGCATTGGTTTTATCTTGCCGTATAAACTTGATCCAGTATTGGCTGGGTTAAATTCACCTGTTTCATCAACAAAAGTTATGCGTGCTGTGCCACCTGTAAAAGAATCAGATGATCTATTAAAAGCACGGCGTATGTAGCATTGAGTTACATAAGGTGTTATATCAACAATATCTGCCGCCGCAGTACCTAATACTGAAGCATCAAGTAATGTTGCAGGATTATCTAACACAAGGCTCGGATCAAAGGAAGCACCGTTGCTAAAATCAATTTCTGCACTAAATACTGCGGCTGGCATTATCTACCTAAGTTAGTCAGTTGAGTAACCGCACCTGATCTGTTCAAGTTATACAAAGCATCTTGAATTACAGATTGCAATTGGCCTTCTGAAATAACCGAACCTGCCACATTTACATTTACGGTTGTGCCAAATCCACCCATTCTGTCTAATGGTATAACCGCTTCTGCCCCGGCTTCACCTATTAAAGCGGCAGTAGGTTGCGTAACAATGCCGCCATCTGCCATAGGGAATAACTCATTTGGCAATACTCTTTTACCTCTACTAGTTAATTCACCTGTTGATGTGAATAATGATGGCATTTCTCTAGCAGTATCACCTTCTATAATTTTGCCGGCCTGATTTACTTTATCTTGTAAAGCCAATATGGTTTGTTGAGCCGCTTGTAGTTGTGCCACATTTTGAGATAGCGGGGTAAAAGCGTTTTGTGATATTGATGTACCAATTTTTTGATTGTTAATTTCTTTCATTAAAGATAACATTTGTTGTAATTCTGAATTTGCGGCAAACAGTTTTTGAATATAGATTAAAACTTCGGCATTGGTCATGCCCCATTTTTTAGCCAACATTTCAACTTCTTCAGTTGTGATTTGACCATCCTCAATAACCTTTAATACATCTGCGTATCTTTGTGCTTCATTAACTGCGGCAACCGTGCCTTCAGCCAATTTTTGCATAATCTTTACACGCGCTTCATCTTCTAATGAAAGTTTGCGTGTTAAAGCCGCTTGTAAATTGATCTTGTCAATATCAAACATTGCTTGCAGATCAGCCTTCTTTTTATCAAATGCCAGTTGCGCGGCCTTTTCTTTTGTCAATTGTTTTTCTCTAGCCAAAATATCTTTTTGCATTTTTGCTAACAATTGATCTGTGCTTAATTGTTTTTTGCCATACAATCTTTGTTGTTCTAAAGCATCAATAGTTAATTGAGATAGGCCTAAATATCCACGCTCTTGCATGGTGCGCTTTTCTCTTAATTTAATACCTTCTTGTTCTATTTTTTGCAACGCATTTCCACCATAAGTTAAATCACCTGTTAAGCCTTGAACTGCTACTTGTAGAAAATCAAAGTAAGCACCTAATCCTTTGTTTTCAAATGTAGCGGCTGAGCCAACAAATATATCTGCAAACTGTGTTGCAACTTTTTCTAATTTATAGCCAAATATATCAACAGCATCTGATCCAGTTGCAATAATAGATATGGCTGTGATAAATCCCTGGCCTAATGTTTCGGTGGCTTCTCCGGCACTAATTGAAAATGATTTTAGTTGGCCTTCAAATGTTTTAGTTTGCGCTTCTGCCGCCCCTGAATACTTGTCTAAACTTTGTATAACTTCTGAGAATCCAGCCGCTTTTGCTTCTGCGGCAGTATAGCCAATACCTAATGTACCAATAGATTTGTAATTGCCAATAGCCGCTTTAGTTATGGCATCTAAAACTGTATTCAAATCTTTACCTGTACCGGCTGATGTATCTAAGGCTTTGGTTAATAAATATTGTGAAGATTCAACATCACCGGTTTGTGCTACAAGTTGCCTGAAGGCTGGCACTAATTGTTCTTCAGTAACATTTGTAGCGCGTTGTAAGTCTGCTATAAATCCTTTAATTTCAGGCAATTGAAATTGTTGCCCAATGCTTGCTAAAGTTAGTTGTAATTGTTTATCTAATTTTTCTTGCGCTAAAGCGGCATCAATTGATTTTTTAGCAAATATGGCCAGGCCTGCCGCCGCCGCGACACCACCGGCTTTAGCAAAAGCCTTTAATCTAAATGAGCCTGTTGCAATTGTTTTGTCAAAACCTTTTAATTCTTTTGTGGCACGCTCTAAACCTTTTTTATCAAATTTGGTTAAGAAGTTAATTGCAACATATTGACTTAATGCCATCTTAACCCCTAAATTCTTTACCTAGATACTTTTTAAGTACACCGTATAGATTAGCATTTACTTGTTCACCTAATTGATATGATGCCCGATAAATCAATCTTTTTTCTTTGTATGCGCTAGAGTTTGCAGTGCCTTGCAGTTTGCCAATAAAAGATTCACTGGCATTTCTATTACGGCTTACACGCCTTGTTCTGCTCTTTGATCTTGATGTACCAAAACCTGCCAATTCATAAATTATACCCGGTACAGATTTATTTACTATGGCTAAAGCGGTTACTGAAAATGTTGTGCCTTTAACTCTTTGTACTTTGGTTTTAGCACTACTTAATTTAATGCCTGCTACTACTTCTGATTGCGACCATTTCCAACGGCTTCTTTTATTTTCTCCAATAGTTCTACCCCGGTGAGCATTGTCATTAGCCCATCCCCATGCTGGTGGATAAGATGGTTCAACATCACGCCATCCTGGAAATGGTGAATATGGCACAAAACTTTTAGCCAATTTTGCAACCGGCTTTACCGCTTTGTTTAATTCTTTTCTAAATTCTTTTTGTAAGTCAGCATCCATTTTTTTCATTTTATCCATTACGGCATCTAGGTTTTCAACATAGATTGCCTTTAATGATCTATCGGGTGCTAACATTATTTACGCCTAACTGTTGCCTTCTTATTGTTGTATTGCCGTTCTTGCAAGATGGCTTTGATGGCTAAGTAAATCGCTGGATCAACCTCTAGTAAATCTTTAGGGCTGATACCGGTTGCAACCGCCACAGATGCGATTTCGTAGATTTGGCCGTGGCGGTCTATCCATTTTTTGAATCATACAATAAATCAATATCTGAATACTGATTGATGTAGTCATCACCAAAAGATAAATCTGTTTTGCCCGCCGCTTTTTCAAGAGCATGTGCAAACCACCACAGATCGCTTTCCATTTGTAGTTCGCCTAATCTCTTACGCCAACCTGTTTTAAATTCGGCTTCAAAAGCCACCTTTACAGATGGCGTAAGATCATAGGTAATTTTCTTACCGTCTTTTTTAACAATCTCAATCTTGTGCATTTCCCCACCTTTTTTCTATTACGCGCTTGTTGATTTTGTTAATGCAGTTACGGGAAGCGATACTGAAACACTTGCAACCGCATCCACAGCACCATTAACCGGTGTCCAGGATGAAATTAAGCAAGACATTGTATAACTAGGATTTGTAGATGATACTGTGCCTGATACTGGAACTAACTTAATGTTTAGTTTTGTACCTAGCGCATCTTCAAATAATGAGTTTACAGATGCCGAAGCAAAATCATTGTACAGTTCAAGATTCAGTGTTGGGCGTTCAATCCCACCAATCATATTTTGTACTGTGTCATTCATTGCAGTAATTTCTACCTGATCAATTTCGCGTGCAAGACTTACAGTGCTGACATGATCAGTAATGGTAGTAGTACCCACAACAACTGAAACTTTATTACCCATAAATATGGCCATATTTTTCCTCTCTTACTAACCTATCAATTCAACCGAATATTGATAACTTAGGTAATCAATATTAGCGGATGTAATTGTACCAGGGCTTGCAGACACAACCCTGAGTGTTTGTACAGCACCGCTTAATGTTTTATCAGCCTCAATTGCGGTTTTAATTGAAGTTGAACCGGATGATGCAAGTAGCCCATCCAATCTTGATTGTCCATCTTTTTCGCTCATTCTACCAACTACAACAATTACCTGACATGTTGCAGAATCAAATCCTCTGTTTAATGTAAAATCATAATTCATGCTTAATTGGCCAACTATTGCAAAAGCATTGTTAGTTGGGATGTTTGTAGAATCCGGTACATAATCAAAAACACGCATACCGGTAATTGTGCT